CCTAAACTAATATTACTGTGTTGACTAGGATATTGAACATCTGCTGTATAGTCTACCTCTGTGCCTTTATCAGCTTCTGTTTTAGTATTTAATGCATTAGCTCCCATAATGCTTGGAACATGATAGAATATACTTTGTTGACTTTGAGTTGGTTCTTTAAATACCCAGAGTTTTCCTCCACCTGCTGACAATGCTTTGATCAATGCACCGTCCATTCCCTCTTGCAATGCCGAATTGTCTGGGATATATGTTGGGTCATTTAACTCAGAATAAAATAAAGTATTTGGATAATCTTCATTTCCTGCAAAAAATATATGATTATCAAATACTTCTAAAACATTACATTTTTCAATTCTATTTCTATGTCCTTCAACGTCTTTAGCAAAAGTAATAATTACATCTTCTTCTCCATCTGTATAAGTTGCTGCTGGAGCTTTTTGAAATGTTATAAATCCTTGTTGTGGATGCTCTGTAAAGTTGCTCACTATGCTTCCATTTACTACTACACTTACACTGCCTGTTCTGAATGAAGGTACATCTAAATAATAGTCTGTTGATTTACCATCACTAACAAATCCATTTTTTCTGTATGGTGTTAATAGATTTATTGGTAAGAATGGTTTACCACCACCTTCTGGTTTTCTAGCGATACTTGTTTCAGGTATATATCCTTCAACCTCTTTTAAATTACTTCCATCGTACTGATAATACTTTAATCCATCTTTTATGTATAAAATTGAATTAAAAATAAAAGATTGTGATTTAAATGGATTCATTCCTATTTCTTTTATAGTTCTTTTTGTGTTATCTCTCATATTGATATCAATTAGTTTTGTATCTACATGAACTATACAATGTTGAATATTCGCTACTTTTAAAAAATGCATTCCATAGATTTTTCCATCTAATTTATACATCTCTTTTAATCCTGGTCTACTAGAAATACATTTTCCTAATTCTTTATAATTTTTCCATATATTTATAGATTCAGGAGAACGATAAGCTGATACATTGTTGTTTGAGAAATCAACTCCTAAAAAATCACTATATCTTCTTGTAACTAAATCTCCACTTGCCATAATTAATCAACTCCATCTTCTATAATATATATTCCTTGTGCTACTCTTGGGTCTAATCCGTTCTTTAACTCTTCATATCTTGACTTGAAATAAGCTCCATAATTGCTACTTACATCATTCATCAGAATATGATAAGCAATGCCAAACTCTAATACATCTATAGTTTGGTTATCCATTTTAATTTTAAAATCATCATCAGTATCATCTTTGATTTGATTTAGATATTGATAGTAGTATATTTTCGCTTTTCCGTCTTCTAAAAATGTTACATATTGATCTATTATATTGTATGAAACACCAGATATCTTTTTTAGTAGTCTAAAGTTATCTAAGTCTTCTATTAAATTAATTTCCATTCCTTTAGTAACTTCAACTTCTTCTAAAGTAACATGAGAAGTTAATTTATCAAGTTCATTCATTACACTATTAGTTGATACATTAAATTTATTTTTGTAATCTGTATCTGAAGTGTAGCCTATTGCGTTTGGTTCATATTCTTCAATCAATTTATATACATCTTGCTTTATTTCTCCTAATGTTTTAGCCATATTCTAAGCTCCTTTATATATTTTCCCCTAATTCTTCTTTGTTGAATTTATGGTTATCATCTTTATAATCAGCTCCTACAATATCCTCAATGCATTCTAAATCATTCTTTACTTCTGCTACTGAAACAACATCATACTCAGGCAATACATATCCTTTTTGTTCATTCCATATAAGCCTTGTTCCTTCTTTTAATTCTATTGTAACTGTTGATTTCTCTTTAATTTTCATTCCATCAATTTCATCTTCAACATTTATTTTGGTTGTAAATATATTGTTTTTGATTGTTTGATGTATTTTTCCGTCCTCTGTTTTATCATCAATATCAGTATCTTTATTTACAACTAATCCTAAAAATTGATAATATTGTGGTTTAATCATAAATCTAATTAATTTTTTTTGTGGTTTCTTACTAGCCATTTAATACCTCCTAAAATAAACACTAATCAATCCTTTTTAGACTGATGACTATCTATCTTATATAAAAAAATAGGGAGGGATTTGATTCCCTCCTAAAATTAAGCTGTTTTTTCTTTAATTATAAACATCTCTGTTGGTCTAACAACTTTACAGCCTGCTACCATTAAAGCTTTTACATATTCTCCAAATTGTTTTTCATGTTCTCCAGCTTTTGTTCTTGATAATTGTTCAGCATAAGCTACTGCTTTACCTGTTCTTAAAATGTTGTATTTTTCTTTCTTTACTGTATCAACTGGTAGTAAGTTTTCAATTGTTATATTTACATTTGAATATTGTCCTACTATACCTTTTTTAGCAAGTTCTGTATTCTGTGTTAAGTCATTCAACAAGTTTTGTTTTACGAATTTATAGTATTTTGGTGAAAATTCGCCCCAGATCTCCTCATTTGTTGGGACATTATTTTCTTGTAATGCTTGGACACCATCGTCAATTCTTGTTAAAGCATTAGCTTTTGTAACATCTGTTGCTGTTGTTTCTTGTGGTACATTTACTACTGTTGCTGTTCCACTTTCGCCTGTGAATGAAACGCCTGCAGTAATAGCTGCTTTTATTTTTTCAGCTACTTCTTTATCCATTGCATCACCTAATTCTTTTGCCATTTCTCTTGTTGCATTTTCCATAACACCAGGAATTGATTGTGCTCTATCTACATCGTCAAATGTTTGTGTTGCATATTTAAAAATATCAATACGTAAATCTTGAACATTTCCTTTTACTGGCTCAAATGTAATATCAGTTCCTGGTATGTAGTTTCCTACTGTTGGTCTTACTGCTCCAGTAATTTTTAAGACTGCACCACCTTTAATTTCTCCTTCATAAGAATAATCTGAATGCTTTCTCATTCCTGTTAATGTTGATAATTGGTTTGTGATTTGTTTAGACCATATTTCTTGTTTAAAAACTTTTGTTCCCATTTTTTCCTCCTAAATTAAATCCACTTTTCTTTAGATTTCATTACGGCTTCCCAAATTTTAGGATTATTCAATTGTTCTTTTGTTAGTTGGTCAAACTCATCAGCTGAATAAAATTCTTTTACTCCATCATCTGCTTTATTTGATTTAATACTTCCAATTGTTCCTTTGTTTTCTTTAGGTTGTAATTTGTCGTAAAGTTCGTAGATATCTTTTAAATTTTGATTTTGATTAAATTTTGATTTGAATTTATTAAATTCATCTGAATTCAACACGCTTTTATCAACACCTATGCTTTCAAGTTGCATTTCATCTTCTATAGCTTTTCTCTTTTCTGCTAATTGCATATACATTAATTTTTCACGCTGTGTTAAATTATTTTCACCAATATCCATCATTTCATCAGTTGTATTTTTGATTTCATCATACCCTAGTGAAATAATTCTATTGGCTTGAGCTTCTGCTAATAATTGTTCATCATCTGCATTGTATCTTGGTATTTCAGGTATATTAATTCCTTGTTCTGCATAAAAATCTCTAGTCTTTTTTGCAAGTTCTTCAATATTATCTGTTCCCAATCCAGCTTTTAAAGTGTTTACAATTGGTTCATATTTTCTAGCTTCTGCTCTTTTTGCTCTTTCAACTCTTTCTTGAATAATTTTATTCATCATAGTTTTTTGAGCTTCTGTAAATTCAACCTTATCGCTTTTATTTTCGGCTTCCTTTACTTCCTCTTTTTGTTCTGATGTTTGAGTTTCATCCTTTTCATTTGTAGTTGTGTCTACAACATTTAATTCTTCATCTTCCATTTAAATACCTCCGTTTCAAGTCCGTTTGACTATATTTCCATCACCTTTTTTTGACATAAGTGTTTTGGTCAGTTATTATTGATTTTCAAATTCTGCTAAAGCATCTTTATATGCTTGTCTATCTGCATCTTTTAATAGTTCATCATCATCTATATTCATACCTGCAATGTTTTCTCCAACTTGTTGTGCCTGCATATCTATGTATTGATTAGCCTGTTGCGTCATTAAATTTGTTTGTGCTTGTAATTTTTGAATATATAATTGTTGTTCTTTAACTTTTTTGCATATATCTAAAATCTTTTGTTTTGGCATTGTAGATTTTTCAGGTAAGCTTTCTGCATAAAGCTGCAATTGGTCTATTTTTTCTGGAGCAAACCAACCTTCTTTCAATAAATTTTCTAATGATAATTCTTGAGCATATTGATCATACGCACTCATTGGCGTTACTTCAATCGTTACGCTTGCTTTTAATTTCTTTATACTAGCTTTATCAACTTTTACATTATAAAATTGATTTTTGCCTGTTCTTGGGTCTGTTTCTTCATCTTGTAATATCATTCCATTTGAATAGTTTGTTATTTCATCAATCCAATTCAAAGCAATTTGCTCAATACAATCTTTTAATTGTTGCACTTGATTGTTTAAAGTTTGCCTTGAAGCATTTTGAACTGCTAATATAGCTTTTCCTGATGCATCCTCTGGATTTATTGAACCAGTTGATATATCTCCTGCGTTTTGTAAATTTCTAGATAGGTCTATTAAGTCGTTCTGCAATCTATCAACATCTGGACTCATTTGTGCTGGTGATGTCATTTGAAATATATTACCAACTGAATCAACAGTTCCTGTTACTTTAATAGTTCCTCCAACTTTGTTAATTTCAGTTGGATTTTGAATATTATCAATTGCAACAACTCTTTGTGGATAAGCTGTAGTTTTAGTAACTACAGCTCTTCTTACCAAAATTCTATTTACTTCTATTTGATTTGGAATTAAGTTTCTAACGACTCCCTCTCCTCTTGAAAATCCCTTCTTTTCGCTCCATACCATGTGAGCTATTGGATATCTTTTTAATCCTGTATCTGTATCTTTCATTAAAACAATCGTTTGTGTTGATTTGCTAAAGTGTACTGTTCCATCTTGTTTCCACATTTTAATAATCACTGTACAAGCTTCATCTTTTTCAAATTGTGAATTATCGCCAACATTATATAAATTATCGCTATCGCCTAAAATCAGATTGACTTTTTCTTCAGGTATGTCTTTACTTCTAGCTATTTCTCTAACAATTGAAACTGGCAATCTTTGCCTAATTAATATATAAGGTTGAGCTTGAATATCAGATGAATTCTCATTGCCGTAAAAAATATCTGTCTTTTCTATTAATTCTGTTTTAATTTCTTCAGTCTCTGTATCCCAATATGAATATAAAATGCCCTCATCATTTACAGCTGAATCAATTGTTAGCTGGCGTATCAAAGTGTCCATTTTGTTTCTTTTCCAAATTTTAGTGGCTTTATGATTTAATAATTTACACAATCTATCTGCTATTGGTTTAAATTGTTCATCTTCAAAGTTTTCACTTGAATAAACAATACCCCAATTGTTTTGATTTATTACTGCTACTTTATAATCTATAATAGTCTGAATAAAATTAAGTTGAACTGGTTCAGCATCTTTTATTTTTAGCCCTGCCCATTGATTCCCATTATAAAATTGGTAGTTTTTCTTGCTATCTTCATAAAAATTAAAAAGATAC